GCTCACGCGTATTTCGCACCCAAATGCACCTAGAACGGCGTATTCCGTCCTTGCACGGGGCCATCATTGCCGCATGGTGCACAATTTTCATGATCCCAGCGGTAGTTTTGGTCGATCCGACCGGCCCAACGGCCAGAGAAATGAACTTTTCCGAGTAAAAGAACTCGTCTAGGCTCCGAATTACCTCAAAATTGACTTCATGTAGCATCGTCGAGCGCCTGACCTTCAATTATGATGGCGTCGTCACGGTCCTTAGCGCGTGTGATGTTGATGACCACCTGTGGTCCACCGCTTTGATTGTCCGCCTTGGTGTCCGGTTCCAGTTTGCCGAGCTTATTCAGCATTTTTTGGAACTCAATCCGGGCCATCGGGTTGATCGTGGGGTTTTGCATATGGCGAAACAGATTATCGAGGTTAACTGCACCCAACATACGGGCTACCGTCTCCATTTTGGACGGGTCTTCCTCAATCGCCAGCATATCTGCCGGAGACAAAATCGGTTTGTCGACCTGCGTGGGGTCTATAGCTTTGTACAGTTGTTTGCTCATGGCTTCAGATGCTAACTCGTGAACACATACAAGTCAATAATCGGTAGTTTAAATGAATAAGGTGTTGTGTGGTTAAAAAGGGTCAAAATTTGGGTTGCGGTATACGGAACACCTAAGGGCTGGTGGCCCCCCACCCCCCCGTCGGTCCCTCCCCCCTCATGTTTACGCGCCGCTATAGGTGTAAGGTCGAACCGCTGAGATTATCCAATCTGTCATGCTTTAGAACCTTGCCGCCATACGGTGTATGTGCACGGCCTTAGGCCTTTGCGGTTGGATCGCTTCACGCTTTCAACCAATCGGGTCTGCTAATAGTAACAGGCATAAACGCATACACGCATCACGCGCAGAAATTCGCGTCGGTGTGTTGATCGGGTAACGCCGGTAAACCTTGTGCAGTTAGTAACTGCTAATGACTTGTTCCGTTCGGTGTAGTCCCTCTGAGGATAGGAAACCACACAATGTGGCCATGCGCGACCAATCACGCCCGCCTATCCGATTAACGGGAATATGATTGGGTAAGTCTTTACGGGCTTACATTATGCGCATTCGTGCTGAGTGCTCATAACCTTAACCCCGTAACCTTATCAGGAGATAATTCTATGCGTAAAATATCAGCAATCAAAAAGTCAATCGACACGTTAAGCCGTAACACCAAAACACTGCGCGACAAGTATCACGTCGCCTTGTGTGAAGTCGCAGGCCACGCGTTCGAGCACGGCGATCCGCGCCTATTCGATAACATCTTAAACGCGGCTTCAGGAATGAACCGCAAAGAAATGACCAAGTGGATCAATGCCAATGGTTTCGCACGTGTCACAAAGGACGGCTGTGTGGTTAACAAGTCCGCACGTAAAGACGCCGACTTTGTCGACGGTGACGCGGTCATCACGTACCTAATGGATCAACCCAAGTGGTACGAGACCGAGCAATCTGTGGCTCAAATCGTCAAGGACTTAGACGTTCAAGCGTTGCTTGCCATGGTCCACAAGAAGCTCGACGACGCCGAGGAAAAAGGTGCCGCTGTCACCAACAAAGACCCTCAAGCCACTGCGAAGTTGATCGACCTCATGGCGGAACGTGCACAACGTGCCGCTTAATCCACTGTGCAACGGGGTATTTAGACACGATATGCTTTGTCTAGTCGTTTGTCTAAATACCCCAATGCCGTAAAGTGTTGTTTTATATACTCTTATTTACTCTATTTAGACAATAAGACATTAAGACAAGAATAAATAATAAGTTCAAGATTTCACATCTGTGACGTGTTGACGTGCAAAACGCGCCCCTCATTGGCGTCGCCGCACTTTATTCTCAGTCCGTGTCTTATTGTCTAAATGTAGTTAGTTCAATGGGTTACGCGCTAGACGCTGTCTAAATACCCTTGTCTTAATAACATTTTGTCTGCTTATCTGTTTACACGTAACCACATCTAGGAGGATGTTTTATGTCTTATGTTTCATCGCGACAACGTCGCATCAACAAGCAGGTGCGCGACAGTATCGTGCGCCGTCTCATCGACTGGGTAGGCCAAATCCTTTTCGCCACTGTCATCGGTGTGTTCTTTTCGTTCATCGTCATCAACTGGCTATCTGGCTGTGGCGAACGCTTCCCCACTTCAAACGGTGGGTACGTGCAGGGTGAGTGCATCTACCCCTCGCACATCTGGAATGACTACCGCGCCACGCAGAGCGCAGGGGAGGAGTAATGCTGTTCCCTGATCTGTACGAAGTCCGACGTCACGGCAACATGTGGGCCGTCGTTCACATCCGCAGCGGGCACAAAGTAGAGACGCGCATCCGTTATCGTAATTACGCTGACGAGCTGTGCCGCCGCTACAACGCCTGCATTTAACTGAGTAAGGAGTTATGCCTATGGGTATCACCGTTCGTATCGCAAACAACTACGGCAACCGCGTAGTTTATCCCGTGTGCCAATGTGCTCACACGTTCGCAGAGTTAGCAGGAACAACCACGCTGACCGACCGAACCATCTCGCTAATCAAATCGCTGGGTTACACCATCGACGTGCAACAGGAGACGCTATGAATATATTCGTGCTCGACACGTGCCCAACCATCGCCGCTCAAATGCAGTGTGACAAGCACGTGGTCAAGATGCCACTGGAGTGTGCGCAAATGCTGTCGACAGTTCACCGGCACTACGGTAGCGACGACGCGCAACTGTACAAATCCACGCACAAGCATCATCCGTGCACATTGTGGGCGGCGCAGTCACGTGCCAACTACGCATGGCTGTTCGACCATTTCCGTGCGCTCAACGACGAGTACTTTCACAGGTACTACAAAACGCATCTGTCGTGGTCAAAATTATCCGACGTTGTTGCCGAGCCACCAGCGCTCATGCGCGACGACGATCTCACCCCATTCGCACAGGCTATGCCTGACGAGTACAAGCACGACGACGCTGTCGTTGCTTATCGCGCCTACTACATAAACGAGAAGGCAAATCTGCTCCGCTACACCAAGCGCGAGCGTCCATCATGGCTGACATGTTGACAGGTTATCTGTTTACATGTAACCATATACAACCAACTGCGCACATATAAGTGCACACAGGAGTAAATCTATGGCTAGTATCAATGAGTGCAAGACAACCGTCTCTGCAATGTTTCGTAAATCGCCCAAAGTCGTGCCGATGTTGCACGGTGCACCGGGCATGGGTAAGAGCGACGCCGCTCTCCAAATCGCTGAGGACTTAGGCATACCGCGTGAGCGTGTGCTTGTCGTCCACATCAACAACCACGACGTTGTCGACTTCACTGGTGTACCCAGTGTGACCGACGGCATGACCGTGTTTAACCCCACCAAAATGTTCTATGACTTCCGTCAAGGTACAGGCGCAGGGATGATTGTGCTTGAGGAGTTGGCGCAGTCTAACCAACAGCTACAGACGTGGGCGGCAGGGTTTGTGCTTGAGCGTGAGACCCCGATGTTCAAGGTAGATGATGACGTCGTGATGATTGCCACAGGTAATCGCGCCGAGGATCGTGCAGGTGCCAAGCCACTGCTAGGCCATCTTAACGACCGCATGTATCACTTCGACGTAGACACGTCGCTCGACGATTGGTGCGAGTGGGCTATGCAGAATGGTGTCGATGCCATGGGTATCGCGTTCCTACGCTTACGTCCCAACCTACTCAACGACTACGACCCCAACAGGCGTAGCAATCCAACGCAACGGTCATGGACTAAGTTGTTCACAGAAGTGCCTAACGACTTACCCACTAACATGTACCTGACTGCCGCCGAGGGTAAGGTGGGCGAAGGTGCCGCCGCCGAGTGGGTAGCCGCACGTGACATGATGAATAAGATGCCGAGCATCGACGTCATACGTCTACACCCCGAAAATACCGAGGTGCCGACCGAACCTGCGGTCAAGTATGCCGTGGCTACTGCGCTGTCTATGACTGCGACGCCCGATAGTTTCAGCCGTGACATGATGTATGTGTCTCGACTGCCGAAAGAGTTCCAGATGGTGTACGTCACCGACGCCTTGCGCTTGTCGCCTGAGTTGCAACAGACCAAGGACTTCATCGACTGGGCAATCCAAAACAAAGACATCTTTATGGGAGGTAACTAAGCATGACTATGCAAGAACAGCTACGCGCCGCACTAGAAGCCGCGCAAGCCGCGCAAACACCTGTCGAGGCATCGGTTCGCGCCGATGAAGCAATCGAGCGTTTGGGCGTAACCGACGACGCAACCAAGGCTTTTATCCACGAACACGAACGTCTGCACGATCTGCACGACTCATCATCTGCGCCGCCTGTCGACGCTACACCTGTCCCCGGTAACACCGACGACGTACCTGCTAACGAGTTAACACCTCAACCAGTTGCACCCACGTTTAAGGTCAAGAACCTAGACGAAAAGGCTGTGCTAGTGCAGGTCAAGCGTCGCATGTACTCACCGTACAAGCTCGACACTGAGGAGTCACGTGCGTACGGCGCAGGTAACGTCAACAAGCATC